ACGGCGTACTGTGTCTCGGCTTACTCCGAGCATTTTGGCGGCTTCTGCTGGTCTAATATATTCGCTCATTTTTACCCCTTCCGGGATTTATGTTACTACTTTCTAGCGGTTTTGAGTGCGCGACTCCAAGATAATTTCTTGGCTGGGTTATTTGTGAGGATCGGCAGCGGATAAATAGTGGAGTCTCGTTTAGCGGCCTGTGTGAAAGATATGTGTATGTGCTGTGTGTGTCCGTAGCCTTTCCCACGCCACTTCCACCACGCCCCCGAGTGCGATCCTGACGCTATTTGGTTTTCGTAAACCACGTACTTAATTCGATTATGGCCGGGTAGATCCGACATGGCATATTCTATTATTTGATCGGCTAGCTTCTTTGCTGTGCGACCGTTACGGGCTGGGCCTTGCCCTAGATTTTCGTCTATATCGATCGCGTACACTATGCCGTCTTTATCGGGATTATGATCCGATTGTCTAGCTTTATGGTCGCTGTCACCTATCCAGCCGTCTGAGCGTTTATCGCGGTTAGGCCAGCGGCGGTCTATTTGATCCCTAAGCCTGACCCCACCGGCGCATAGTTTAGCCATTAAGTTCGTCCCAGTCGACTGTTCCATATCGTGGGTCTTGGGGGTTTACTGTGTTTATTGCTATGGGTATGACGGCGGCCCCGATAGCCACTATTAGCGGGTGAATATCTGCCGTGGTAAGCCACGAAAGTAGCGCCCCTAGGGCGGCTCCTGAAGCGATTTTAACGAATGATCCTGTAGCGGTTGCGGCTAGCCATTCCTCAAATTTTTTCATTTGTTGCCCCGATCGTGTTGGTCTATGTGTGTGTCTAGGCGGTCGCGTAGATAGCGCTGATCGTGTTCTATGCGTACTAGGGAGTCTTTAATGCTTGCCCCACCGTTAGGCTCGAACTGCCTACTCAATGATATTTGGGCGCGAATAATCCAGACAAGTAACCCGAATACTGCCGTAATAATGGCTATAAGCGGGATTAGGTCGGCTGGGCTGTTAATCGTCATGGGCCAGACGGCTAAGCATATCGTCCTTATTTGGCCGGTTTGCGGCTAATAGTTTCGCTTTCACCCTGTCCCTTGCTTGCTCTGTGCTGCTAGCCGTAGTTTTAACGGCCTTTTTAGCGGCTTTCTTGGGTTTAGGTGCTTCCGCTTCCATAGTCTCGAAGTCGGCTTCGGTGGTCTGTATTTCGTCCATTATTGGGCTCCGAGGTTCGGGTACATTACGGCTATCATTGCGTCTGTAAATCCTAGGCTTTTAGCGTGGGCAATGGCGGCGGCGGTTGAGGCTTGATCCGCTTTAACCTTGTCTGCTTCCGCTTTCTCTAGGCGCTTAATCTCGGCTTGTACTTCCGCTGTAGTTAACGGTTCGGCTCCTTCCGTATACCACGTAATACCCTCAACATCATCACCCGACATCGACCACTCAATACCGGGACGAAGGCTGGCTACTGCTTCAGCTGTACTTCTCATGCTCCTACCTCGATTGCGTAAAGTTGGCCTGTTGTTACATTGTTGTCTAGTCTTGTTGTTCCCGAACTTTGAACGGCAAAACGACCTTTATATGTTGTCGCGCTGACGGTCCCAGGCGTGGCGTAACCAATAAGAATTTGGCCGTTTATCCATTGACTTGTCGTACCCGATCCAGAGTTAAGATTTTCAGCCCCGGAAATAGCGACATTGCTGCTATCTGTAATTTGAAATCTTCCGTAGTCTGAAGTCGTTAAGTGATTAAAATTTAATGACCAAATTAACAAAATTGCACTTGTCGATTTTTGTGGTGTAATTGTTACGCTTATAGAAGCATCTACGAAACTTGTGCTAGTTGTGGTTCTTGACGTTGCGTCAGTTGCCCTCACCAATTGCAAGATTTTGCCTCCCGCTAATGCTTGAAAGGCTGATCCGTTATAAAACTCGGTGCTATTAGTGTCCTGTAAATAAGTAAATTGCCCGTCCGTTGGGGTCGGTATCGCTGTTGTTCTAGCGGCAGCGTCAGCGAACGGTAGCACCCCCACTAGGTCGACTCGATTAGCCAACGATAGAGAAGCCGCCGGATAGTTAGCGACTAAATCCGTAGACTCGACATACGGGGTTCCTTCTGGTGTAAGTGCCATACTGCTCTCCTTATGCCGCTAAATCTCGGCTAGTTATTGTCTCGAACCATTTAAGCGCAGCCGGGACATCTCCCCATTCTAGCGCCCCGTCCACGTCATCCCACGGTATTGTGGCAAGGGAATATCTAGGGTCGGATAGCGATAAAGTGAGAATATGCTGCTCTGGAGTGTAAACCTCTCCCCACCCTTCCACGATCCCAAAATAATAGGTTTCGGGGGCCGGTTGTGGCAGGTTTTCCAACGTAACCCCCATACCACTTACAAGCTCTAAAACTAGATCGCGGTCTACTGTGCCCAGGTTGTGGACAAGTATGGAGATACTGCCCAGATTCCAGAAGGGTATTGCCTGGGCGGTTATGATTGCTTCGGCCCGGTCGCTAACATCTCCCGAGCTTTTAATGTCTGTGTTTAGGCGGTATTCGCGTAGCCCATAGGTGGCGATCGATCCGGCGTCTGTTTGGGTAGTTTCATGGCTATCGTTATGTCCTAGGACGGTTACGGAGTTTAGTACTGTTTGCCTAGTCCGAGTCCAGTTAGGGGTAAAAATAATGTCGGTACCTGGAATGTTTGTGGGTATTTGATTAACCGGGAAACTGCCCCAGGTAACTGTGTTATCGTCATAGTCTCCAACCACGTTAGCCCAAGCGCCACTAAAAGAAGTTGTGCCTCGCATACCATACGACTCGAACACTATCCGCCCAAAAGGGTCATCATAATAGGTAGCGCCCGTGGTCTCTGCTAAATACGCCAGGTAACTTAGGGCGTCCGTAGGGTCAGCATTACCGCTAGATATTTGATGTAGGACGGTTACCGTGTCGGCCCCGTTTAGATAAGGTAAGCCTACGGTTGTTAGGACGTCATCTACCCGAGTGCTAACGGTTTCTTCGCTCCAGCCGGTTGCTCCGACTTCGGTAAATCCTACCCGCGATAACTCACCTATAGACGTTATGGTGGACACGGCTACGGGTGGCACGCTCGATAAATGGGTAAGCGTTATATCTGTCACTTGTCCAGTGAACCTATGAAAACCGTAAGCCTTTATTTCTACCGTGTCCGAGATCTCGACCTGGACACCGACCGGGCCCCTAATGATTATTTGACTATTTGAGGGCTGGGGGGCCGCCGTGACGTCGCTCCTGCCGTGTTGGATCTGTACTTCATACTCGACCGTAGATAAATCTAACGGCGTCCCGTTAAGGCTAATAAGGGTTATCACCGGTTCACCGGGCTCACTGGGGCACCGTTACGGGCGTCAGCGGATCGGACAAGATTCTGTAATGCCTGGGCTACGGCGGCGTTCGTTAAGTTAACTTGTCGGCGTTCTGCCTGGGCTACGACTTCGGCCCGGCCTGCCGCCCCTGCCGCTTCGACTTCCCGCAAGGCCGCCGCTACATCAGACATTAACTCGGCCTTAAATGATTGCCCTAACGGTTTGGCTATTTTTTTGCCGATTTTGGCTAGCCGGTTTACTTCTTTAGCCATTTGTTCGCTTATAGAGTCGACCATAGTTAGGGCTGATTCTTGCCCAGCCAATAAAAACTCTGGGACTAGGCCCATAGCTAGTGTCTTAGTGGTTTCCTGTACTGCTAAAAATTTATCGTTCAAGGTAGGTACTAGGCCTTCATCTAACATCTGTTGGCCTAGTTGCGCTCCAACTTCTGGCCCAAGTCCCGCGATTTGCTCGATTAGTCGACTATCAGCGCCCTGGGCTTTAATCGCTGCCAGTACGCCACCGAAGTATTCCGCTTGATTAATTTGGTTTGTGAATCCTTGAAGCAGGCTTACCCCGGTCGCTGCTCCCGCTTCGTCAAATTGCCCTGTAAATGCGGCCCCTAAGTCGACTCCAGCTAGCAAGTTGGCTTGCATGCCGCTAGTAAAACTTTCGATAGCGTCCGTGGCCTTCTGTAGCTCGGCTGTGTAGAAGCCTAATTCTGTGCGGTTTTTGGATAGGCTAAGGCTTTTGCTTTCGTGTAAATCTGTTAATTCTTGCTCACGTTTTGTAAGCTTCTCTACCGCGCTACTAGCGCTCCCTGTGGCTTTAGTGGCCTCGGTTTGTACACCTGTGTACTCGTAGGTAAATGTGTTTACTTGCTTTTGCCGGGCCGCCAGGTCTTGGTAGTCTTTATTAGCGTCTTTAAGTATGCCATTGCCGACTGAGTTAGCGTTTAAATAGTCGATATATTGCTGTGTAGTCATGCGGATAGCGCCGGTTAGGCTGTTCCATTGGGGGACGGCTTTACGTGCTTCTACGGCTGTGTACCCTGTTGCTTCGGCGGCTTGGTCTGCCGCTCCTGTAAAGAAGTCTAGGCCCATATTGATTATGTCTAGGGCTGGGGCTAGTGGGTTGAGTTGCTTATATAGCGCATTAAGAGCTACACCGAATAGGCCATTTGAGGTTCTAGCGTCTGCGAGGGCGTCATCTGTGCTTTTAATAAATCCTACGAAGTCTACGAATGATCCGCCTAAATTGGCTAGGGTTTCTCCTAGATCCTCTAGTACGGGTTCAAGTTTTTGCATGGTTGCTACCATGTCGGTAGTTTCGTTTGTAGCGTCTCTAACGCCGGTTAATAGGCCTTTACCAAAGGCTTCGCCTAGGTTGTCTACGGCTTGATTAAGTACCCTAAATCGACCGCTTAACGTGTCTGCCGATTCGGTAGCCTGTCCTCTAAAAGTGTTCGAGAGGCTTTCCGTAATGGCTTGCATGTTGCCGGATCGAAGTATGGAAGCGTCTATACCGGCCCCGAGACGGCTTAGCCCTGCCGTGTTGCCGTCATATGCTCGACCTAATGCCTGGACAACGGCGTCCAGGCTTTTACCTGACCCTGCCGATATGTCCATAGCAAGGCTGAGCATTTGTTCAGCTTTAGCCGTGTCCCCGATTGACCGGACTAACCGATCATAAGCAGGCCTTAAATCGTCATCAGCGACCCCAGTAGAACGCTCCAGAACAGAGATATAATCCTCGACCCGCTGCGTGTCATGCGCTAGGCCTACGTTTTCCATAGTTAGTGCAAGTTTGCGCATGGCTTCTTCATCAGCTAGGGCGGCCTGCACTCCGTCTACGGCCATTTTTGTTGCTAGTCCAGCGATCGCTATACCTGCACCGATAGCGGCTGGGCCTAACATATTTTTCATACTTGCCGCTAGCCCAGTTAGGCCGCCTTGCGCCTGGGACATGCCCTGGTTAAACTTTTTTAGATCCGCCGCTAGGTAAATGGTTAAGGTCTTGCCGCCGCCGATAGCCATTACATAAACTTCCATTTCAACGCGATACGGTCTAC